TCCAGGTCCTCCTTGGAGTAGCGGTGGTCCGTTTTCGAAAGTTACTGTCGAGTTTCCCGAGAAGCAAGTTGTAGGTTGGGCCCATCACGAAGCTCCTGGTACCACCTGGAATATAGGGTGGCCCTGGATGCTTGATCTTGAAGCCCAGTGGCGAGGAGGTTTCCAATTACAAGATATTGGAGCTTTTGATCTGATGAAACCATATTATGGCAACATCAGTTACCTTCTCAACACGTCCGGTATTGCTACGGACACTGCCTCATGGGGTCCTAGTGCGTGGGCAGCCACGTCACCGAAGATGGAAGCCGCTTCTGCATTCGTGGCCCTTAGAGAATCTAAGGACATCCCACGAATGTTGCAGACATCCGCTTCAGCTTTCCAAGATTCTTGGAAGGCTTTGGGCGGGTCTACAATGAGCGCGTCAATGGCACCTAAAAAGGCCGCTGATCACTTCCTCAACCATGAATTTGGTTGGCTTCCCTTCCTTTCCGATCTAGGCAAGTTTAAATCTGCCTTTGATAATTCTGCCAAATATTTCTCTCGAATGAGAGCAAATAATGGCAAGTGGAAGGTTTATAGGAGGACCCTTGTTGACGAATCTCCGGAATGGACAACTGTACATGAAGGTGGTGGCTGGATAGTTAATCCAGAAAACAGCTTCACGGCCAGTCATCTGACTGGTGGAAGGTCCGCTAGTTTTCGTGTTCTAGAGAGAAAACAAACTCTAGTCACGAGCTCTGGCTCCTTCAAGTTCTACAAACCGGAGCATGATTGTACTGCAGAAGGCTATGATAGCCCGTTAGCAGAACTCAATCGTCAGATGACGATGTATGGACTAAGAATTAGCCCATCCAACGTCTGGAGGTCTACACCTTGGACTTGGCTCATCGATTGGGGTCTGAATGTCGGTCAAAATCTTGACCGAGTTACAGAGTACCTTCAGGATGGAGTCGAGTGCAAATATCTGTACGTTATGGCCCATGACATTAGAACGTTTCGTTTTGAACAAACGTTACCTTTTGTTTCTGGGACATTGACACTGAATTATGATCGAACTGTCGAAATAAAACAGCGTCAGGCGGCAGATAACCCATTTAGTCTCGGCCCGCAAGGGAATTTTGGACCCTTGCGTCTTGCTATCTTGGCGGCCTTAGGCGTTTCTAGGCACTAGTTGTGGCCTACGCTTCTAGTCAATAGACTAGCGCTTCACCCCAAGGTAATCTGCTGGGCGGCTTCTTAGTTTCTAGTGATTCGGAACCACTAGAACGCGTTCAGCTAAACTCCGTAAAAACTCAGGAGGTCAACTTTGGCACTTGCCGATCCACAAACTGTAACTGTAAATTCTGTTGCAAAATCGCTCGCTCTTATCATACGAGACGGTCAAAAAGCCGTCTATATGACAAGTGATGGGCTGTTTAAATTAACAGTTTCCCATCAAGCATCTAAAGACCGAGTTCGGTCTCAAGTGCAAATCGAGCAAAAGGCAATCGTGGCTGATCCGCTTACTGCGGTCAACGACTACGATTTCCTTAAATTTTACTGTGTTTTTGATCGCCCCAACTCGGGGTTCTCATTAGCACAGGAACAACAGCTTATAGCTGGGTTTCAAGCCTGGCTAGATTCTACAATGGTTGGAAAGATTGTCGGCCAAGAAGCCTAAATCTTCCCCATTGTTTGTGCATTCTCCTCTTTCTCTAAGTATTGAGGATTATGAGAATGTTTGCCATCAGTTTGCCTGTTCAAACAGGACAGGTGATCGCCAAAGCTTGATATCGGCCTTCCTATTATAGAAAGGTGATATGAAAAGCAAGGCAACTGACTATCTCGAGTTAGTTACCGCTATCTATTTAGATAGCTGTAACAAGTGTACCGCTGAAGTCTTTGATATACGTGACATCGAAACTTTGATGTCACGGGTCAAGTATGAAGGTTTATCCTTTTTAACGATAACCCTTCCCCAATTTGCTAGTGACCTTGAACAGTCATTAGCGAATGGGCTTATAGACCCAACGTACTTCACGAATTTCAAGAAGTACGGGTGCAACCCCGCATTTTTGCGAGGCTTTACCGGTCTGATATTTGACCAGAAGACAGGGAGGATATTCAATGAAGACTCAACTGAAATCTCGGTCCTTGTTGATGCGATTAGGCAAATTTGCCTCTCGTTCAAAAAGATCGAAATCGAGTGCTCCCCTAAAAGGAAGTACTTGGCAGTCAAGTCATACATCGAACTTGAAGCTGATTTTTCAACTTCTTCGGTCCCGGCGGAGGATACGGCTCGTTTCCGCGCTGTATCTTCTATGTTATGGGATAACCTACTCTTTGGATCATACCAAGGAGATAGGCTTGTTCCTAGACATGGTCCTGGGACTACTGCTGAAGGTGCGTCAGGTAATCTGAAGTACACTTGGCAGTCGTGGCATGCCCGTCTTGAGCCTTACTTCCCCATTGTTGGATGTGCATATCCCCTTGGATTGCCACCCGACTCTGAGGAGCTCAATAAGTTAACGGTCATTCCAGAGGATGAAGAACCACCCGTAAGGGTAGTCTTTGTCCCCAAGACTTTGAAAAGCCCCCGGGTTATAGCTATTGAACCGTGTTGTATGCAATACACACAGCAAGCCATTAGATCAATCCTTACGGGATTAATCGAAAATGGTGCCGTTACAGGTGGTCAGATTAATTTCTCTGATCAGTCTGTAAATCAGCGGCTAGCTCTAACTTCATCTAGATCCGGTTTATTGGCAACAATAGATCTTTCAGATGCAAGTGATCGTGTTCCACATGATCTTGCTATGGAAATGTTTCGATCTGATCCTGATCTTAGGGATGCGATTGAGGCATGTCGGTCTAGATCTGCGATTCTTCCTAATGGGGTTTTAATTCCCGTTCTGAAGAAATTCGCTTCTATGGGGAGTGCTTTATGCTTTGTTGTGGAAGCCATGTATTTCTACACTATATGTGTAGAGGCTGTCCTTCAACACTGCAACCTTCCTGTGACCATCCGCAACCTTAAAAAAGTTGCTAAGCTGGTCCATGTGTATGGTGACGATATTATCGTCCCGTCCGCATACGCGGGTTCTGTCCTTGCACGTTTACAAAAATACAATTGTAAAGTGAATAACCGTAAGACTTTCTTGACTGGAAAGTTTAGAGAATCTTGCGGAGTTGACGCCTTCGACGGGTATCTGGTTACACCAGTATACATTCGTCAAGAACGTCCAGGGAGCAGACGGCAAACCAACCAGGTTGCCTCGTGGGTGGCGACAGCTAACCTCTTCTATAAGAAGGGTTACTGGCGCACTGCTGATTTGATGTTTAAAATCATCGAATCGATACTGGGGCCTTTGCCCTATGTATCTGACGAGTCATCTGGATTGGGTCGTAATTCGTACCTGGGTTATCGTACCGTCAATCGATGGAACGGTAAGCTCCAACGCTTTGAAGTAAAAGCTTGGATTCCAAGTCCAGTTTATCACACTGATGAACTGGAGAATTACGGGGCTTTGACTAAGTCTCTTCTTCGACTCGCTGAATCTCATGATTCTTCTGAGCCGATTGACGAGAATAATCTCAGTCGGTCCGTACGGCGCGGCGCTGTAGCACTGAAACGTCGCTGGCTTCCCGTCTAAAGACGGGTACATTCCGGTTAATAACCGGGTGGGGGGAGCTTCTGTAG